TCAAGTAGCCTTATGGCTAGACCAACAGGAGTTTAAGAACATGGCTATTAGAGATTTTGGTACGTCACTGCTTGCAAATGTCAGGGCGCGTAAAGACGCAGGACAAGCAGAGGCTCGTAAGTATGCAAGTAGTGAAAAAAATAAAGACATGCGATTCGCTTTTCTTAGTCCTATTGTTTCTTCGGGATTGGGAGCAATAGGCTCATATATAAATGCAGGGACAGCCCAGAAGACGCAAGACTTTTTAAATTCTTCTAATCTATATGACAGTAAAATTAAAGTTAATAAAGCAGGAATGCTTATTACTGAAGCTACTAAATATGAAACTAACGCTAAAATAGACGGAGTTTCTATATATGATAAAGTTCTACAAGAAACTGCTAATCAAGCTAGGACGCAATATCAAATCAGTAATCCTAATGAGATAAAAGCAGGGGAAGAAGAAGAGTGGGAAGACCATTTTATGTCTAAAGGGAATATTCAAGAAATAGCGCGTTCACGATCAGCCTACTATAAAGATATTATTGCTCAACGTGAAACTTATAACTCAGGAAAAAACAAAACAACTTTAGAGGCGTTAGCCGCAAACGCTCGTCCTAAAACTTTTGTAGGAAGCATGTGGAATAAGGTAATTGGAAACGAAACAAGTGTAGATGTTTTTAATACTACAATTAAGAGCCTAGAACAAGTAGTAGCCGCTAATAAAATAGAAGCCTTAACCTTTGGCCTTAGAGCAGAAACTGCAAAAAAAATAATTGCAAGCGGAGGTGATCCTTCTACGGCTAAGTTATTAATAGGCAGTGTTCCAACAAAGGCTGAAAGAGTTGAAATAAAAAAAATGTTAAAGCTTGGAGAAACTTTTGAAGAGTCTACTCCATCTCTTACGACTAACGATGGAAATGTAATTGAGTCAAAAATTAAAAAAATTACTGAGCAAGGTGGAAATATAAGAATAGAAAGAACAAATAAAATAATTTTTAAAAAAGAAGATGCTATAACGCCAGAACAGCTAAATACTTCTATTGGGCGCATTCCTGAGCTTTATAAAATGATAGCAGACGGATATAATGATGCGGGTCAGACAGCATTTAAAGATCGCATAACTGAATTATCTCAAGATAAAAAATTAACACCCGCGCTTATAAATTCATTTTGGTTAGAAGCTGTAAAAGGCGACTTTGCGCCTGAAGGATCAGACAGAGCAAGGTTAGCTCCAGAACTTCAAGCCTCTCTTGTAGATGCTTTAAATGCGTCAACAAAAAACTTACAAGGTGTAATAGCCGCTAACCTTGGAAAGACTGATAGTGTTAGTAAACAAAATGTAACTGATGCACAGAGGACTTACGAAGAAGTTCAAACGCGAGTGATGAACGCAATATCAACTCGCACAGGTCTTATTACTGACTCAGTTCAACCTATAAGAGCTTTAAATGCAGACGGTTCACCGCTTGCAGATAAAAGAAAAGCTGTAGATTCTTTAGGCAGAACGATTGTAGTTGTAAATGGTTTTTGGGTTCTTGAAGAATGAGCAGTCTTCCAAAAGGTTTTGTATTAGTAGATGATACTGAAGTAGAAGAGTTACCTATACAAACCCAAGAAAACATAGGCTTACAAGAAGAAGTCAAAGCTCAAGCCCCTCTTGCACAGCTTCCAGAAGGTTTTGTGTTAGTAGAAGATGTTGAAGTAGGGCCATTTAAAGAAGGCTACAAGCTTCCAGTTGCTGAAAAAGTAGAGGCCAGTATAGAAACAGAAGAGCCTATAAAGAAAAAAATAAAACCGATGTATTATCGCGGAGCGCCCCTGCCTCCAGAAGTAGCTAAAGGAGCCGCGAAAAGTTTAGAAACATTTGGTCAAGATATAAAACGGACAACTTTTAAAATTGGAAAAAACTTAACTACAACAGCGTTAAATAATTTTCTTCCTGATGGGGCTATGGAAGCTATAGATAAACTACCTTCAAAGCAACGAAATGAAGTTTTAAACAAGTTGACTGATCAAGCAATAGGATACACTGTACCACTTTTAGGGAAAGTAAATTGGGACAATCCAGAAACTATTGATCCAGAAACAAACCGCATACGACACACCGAAGGCGTTGGCGGCCTTCTTGTAGACATGGGAGTTACTTTTTATACCGCTAATAAATTAACTGCGGGAGCAAAGATTATAACTACAGGCATGACAAAATATCCTGTAGTAGCTTCAGCCGTTTCAAATTTTGCAGGGTGGACAGGGGCGGGTATATTGACACTAGACCCAGACGTTAATCTTGCTAATATTGTAGAAGATTTTGTTGTCGATCCTAAAAATCCTGAAGAAAAATATTTTGCTAAAAGTGCAGTAGACTTTATGGCGGCTAATTCCGATGATACTACTACAGAAAAACAATTAAAAATAGCAATAGAAACAGCGGCATTTCCTTTAGTCCTTACAGGATTAATTAAAGCAACAAGTGTAGTAGCAAAAACTTCAAAGAGCGTATTTACAGAAACAAGAAAACTTTTGTTAGGCAAAAAACCTAGTGAGCTATCAGAAAAAGAAGCAAAAGAAGCGGCCTTTGTTTTTTTTAAAGAAGCTAGAAAAAGAGAGTCTGTAAAACAAATAGACACTTTACAAGAAACTGAATCGGGTCTAAGGCAAGTAGACAAACAAGCTTTTGGTGGCAAGTCTTTTAGTGGTAAAGTGGCAACTGCGTTATATCAAGTAAACCAAAGAGTGTTTAGGTCGCGAGGTCTTGCAACTCCTCTTCTTTATGAAGCGGCTATGAATGCTAAACATAATCAAAGACAGTTAATTACAGCGGCAGAAGACACAAGTGGTCGCCTTACTACGGCCTTTAAATCCGCAGGTAATGATCCTGTTCTTTTAAAAAAAGTAGGTGTGTTAATTGAGTCTGATCTATCGTCTGCTTTTAAAATAGCGCCTGAAAAAAGAATTGCTTTTTTTGCTAAGCAAAGAAAAATACCTGAAGATGTGGCAGAAGCAGTTTTAACAGCTAGGCAGTCTGTTGATGAGCTATCTACAAAAGCTTTAAAAATGGAAGGCTTTAATCCTGAAGCTAAAGAAACTATAGCAAAAGACCTTGGAGTGTATTTAAGAACGTCTTATGACGCATTTGAAAAAGTTGGTTGGACTGTAGATAAAGAACTTAAAAAACTTGCTGTAGAATCTGTTTCTCGTAATATTGTTACAGCCGGAAGAATAAAAGCCTTAGATAAGGGGGAAGTCCTTAGTCCCCAACGGATGTCTAATCTTCTTATAAAAGCAGACGAAAAAGCAACAATTCAAATTGATGACTTGCTTAAAGATATTGCTCCGCTTACAGACTATGTAGCACAAGCTAAAAGAGTGGGCAAGTTACATAAACGTAACAAAGATTTAGACCCTGCAATTAAAGCAATGCTAGGCGAAGTTAAAAACCCTGCTGATAGAATTATTTTATCTGTATCTAAAATTGCTAGAATAGTAGAGCTTCAAAATTTTTATAATACAACAATGAAACTAGGCCATAATAAATATATATTTAATGAAGGGACTAGAGTTCAACAAGGTTTAGGCCCCAAAGGTAAAAGATATACTGCTAGAATAGAAAAAACTAACTCTGATCTTGATGGCATGTACACTACTCCAGAAATTGCAGAGGTGCTTTCAAATAAACAAGCTACTTTTGATTTTGTTGAATCTGATAATGCTATGTCAGAAGCCTATAGATATTTTGTAGGGGCTAAGGGTTTTGCTCAAAACATGAAAACAGTATATAGTTTATCTACACAGTTTAGAAACGTAGTAGGCGCGTCACAGATGGCACTTGCTAATGGTGTTGTTCGTAGCCAAATGGATGAAATGGCTTATAATGTTTTAAAGACTAGGTTAAATAAAGCTGTTGGAACTGCGGGAGAAAGAAAAATTTATCAGGAAATGTATCAAGAGTATCAAGGCTTAGGAGTTATAAACACACAAATAAGTGTTAATCAAGCTAGAGAAATGATGGAAGGAGGTTTTGAAGGGTTTGCTAAACGTAGAAAAGATATAAAAAATCTTACTGAAGACGCTCCTTTTTTAGGCGCGGCTGTGCGACAATTGGATAAAGGTATTGAAAAACTTGGAGCAAGTCGAGCAGGAGATTTAACTTTAAGAAAACCTGCTGAAGTTTATACTGCTACAGATGATTTTTTTAAAATTGGTGTGTATGAAACAGAGTTAAAAACTTTGCGCGAAGCGTGGGGCAACACAGTAGATGATAGCCTGTTAAAAAATGAAGCCGCCAACATGGTTAAAAATAATATGCCTAATTATGATAGAGTTCCAAACACTCTTAAAGCTTTAGGAAAAACGCCTATCGGTAATTTTGTTGCTTTCCCTGCTGAAATTGTAAGAACCAGTGGTCACATATTTAAACAATCTATTAAAGAAATAAGTTCGTCTAACGCTGTTATAAGAAAAAGAGGCTTGAAACGAATTGCAGGTTTTGCCGCCGCTAATGTTGGGTATTATGGCTTGTCTAAAGGAACTCAACTAGCTATGGGCTTTACTGATGAAGAAGTAGAAGACAGGAAACTACTGGCTTCTGGCCCATTTAGTGCAGGACACGACATGATTTTTACACGGGACAGTGATGGAGAGGTCTACGGTTTAAACACGCAGTATCTTAATTCTTATTATACTATACAAGCGCCTATTAGAACAGCATTAGATCAAATTGTAGAAGGAAAATTAAAAGGTAAAGAAGCGGCTGATATAGGCATAGATGCTATGACAGAAGCAATGATAGAAATTACCAAGCCTTATATATCAGAATCAATAGCTGTTGGCCCTATCCGAAGTTTAATAAGCGCGTACTGGAACAAAACAGGACGCGACAGTACAGGAAAGGTAATTGTAAGTGAAAAAGACGGTGTTCATTGGGACAATGTTATGGATGTACTTACTAAAAGTTTTGCCCCTGCCTTTTTAAGTAAAACAGAAAATTTTGTAGATGCTTTAAACAAAAAACCTAGAGATTGGGATCAATCTTATAGAGATCCTTATTATGAAGGATGGTCACAACTTGGATTTAACTGGAGCAAGCAAGACCTTGGTAGAAATTTTTACGACCAAATAAAATCTCATCAAATAATAGATAGATTAAACGGTTTAAATCGTATTAATTTTAGCACTTCAATAGATGATGTTAAAGACGACATAATTAAAACTAATTCTATTGAGTTTCAAAATCAAGCAGACTTATATCTCTATGTTAAAGCGGCAAGGCGACAACTTAAAAATGATGTCGATGTTTTAGTTCAGTTAAGAGAAGCGGGGTATAGTATAGAAAACGCTACGATGTTAATGAGAGGCGAGTTTAAGCCTACTCGTTTGCCTGAAGATCAACTGTCGTTAAAAACCGCAGAATTAAATAGATTAAATGAAACTGATTTTCATAAGTATCAAGAAAAACTTAAAGAGGTAAATAGACTATCTCAAGAAATGTATACTTCTATGAACAGGCTACCGTTAGACAATGCTAAGAGTTTTAATTTTGATACCGACAATTCTTTCTTAGAATCTAACCCACCTTTAACACCTAAAGAGCGTGAAGAAGCAGGGCTGATGAAGAAAGCTACAGGAGGCGAAGTATCTACACCTGTGCCTAACGCACCTATAGAACCTGACGAGCGTATAAATAAACTCACAGGTTTGCCATACAACGAAGGCGCAGGGACTGCGTACATGGACGCGGATGATCCTATGCGTAGGTTGAACATGGCCGCAGGTGGCAGAGTTAAAAAAACAACTAAAAGGAAACTGTAACTAATGAGCGCAGAACAATTTAAATACTTCAAACTCTCAGACTTCGACTGCCAACAAACTGGCGAGAACGAAATGAGCATAGAGTTTATACACAAGTTAGACAAACTACGTGAAGCTTGTGGCTTTCCGTTTAACATTACAAGCGGCTACAGAAGTCCTAACCATACTATTGAGAAATCTAAAAAAAATCCCGGCACTCATGCACAGGGCATTGCCGCAGACATTTATGTAAGTGGTGGACGACAGCGTATGCAACTTGTAGCTAAAGCAATTTCACTGGGCTTTGTAGGCGTTGGAGTTGCTAAGACTTTTGTACACGTAGATGTGCGCGATGATTTTAAACCAGTGTTGTGGTGTTACTAATAGATGGATAGTGTTGTTACCCTTATAAATGAAGTAGGCTTCCCAATCGCGGCGGCGCTAGGACTAGGCATGTTTATCTGGAAGCTGATTAACCGCATCATTGATGGCCTTGAAACTAAAGTAGATACACTAGACGATAAATTGTTAGAAGCTATAAGCCACTTAGAAGAGCGATTAGGCGGTAAGTTAGACGGACAACACGGTATTTTAATATCCCTTATAGATAGAGTCAGGTCTGTTGACAACGAAATTATCCGTCAAGACGTGCTGTTAAAAACAGTGTTAGGTGTTCCGCAGTTATTGCAGACTGACAGATTAGCAAAGGCAGATAGAGATGATCAGAGAAAAGATTAAATACTTAGTTGTAGCAACAGTATTCTGTAGCTCTGTAGCGGGTGATCAAATAACACACAAGTTTAAAAGCCCTAGTTTTAATGGCGTGAATACTTCTTCACACTACCTGACAATTGAGAACCAAGAATTTAATCGCAAGTCAGATATAGCTGATGAGATTAAAGCGTATCAAGAAGAGCTTGAGCGCGATGCAGAGAACACTACACTTGCAAGGTTTATACGTAACTTAGAATCACGCATCTACGCAGAGCTTAGTCGCCAGTTAGTTAACAACCTCTTCGGCGAAACAGCGAGTACAGGGGGAACGATTGAGCTAGAGGGCAACACCATTACGTACACCATTGACGGTGATTTTATAACCCTAATAATAACGGATGCAAATGGAAATACGACAGAGATTACTCTACCCATTGGTACTTTTACTTTCTAGCTGTTCAGTCTTTGATCAGTTTGAAGATACTTATAACCAACGGTTTAGTGCAAACGATGTAGTTAGGATAAATGAACTTCAATCACATGCTTTAAGGGACGCTGTAGCTCCTGTAGTACAGCCTGTAGTTGCGGTTTATCCTAGTTCTTTTACAGACCAGACAGGACAGAGAAAAAGCAACAGTTCTTTTGCTCTCTTCTCTACGGCTGTGACACAGCAACCTAGCGCCTTGTTAATAAGGGCGTTGAAACACGCAAGCAATGGCAAGTTCTTTAGAGTTGTAGAGCGCGTAGGCTTAGATAACTTAACAAAAGAAAGACAGTTAATACGCTCAGCGCGAGAGCAGGTTTCTAATGACGGTGGAGCTAAGAAAGTACCGCCTCTATTATTTGCAGGTGTATTACTAGAAGGCGCAGTTATCGCTTATGATTCAAACCTAAGCACTGGTGGAGTTGGCGCTAGATATTTAGGTATAGGTAAGAGCGCACAGTACAGAGAAGATAACATTACGGTGTCATTAAGGATGGTGTCCGTAGCTACAGGAGAAATACTTGTAGAAGTAATGAGTCAGAAAACAGTGTTTAGTTATGGACAATCAGATGATGTTTTTAAATTTATAGAAATGGGTACGGAGCTTGTTGAAATTGAAGCAGGTAACTCGCGCAACGAGTCAACCACGATAGCATTAATGAAAGCAATAGAAGGTGCCGTACTAGAGTTAATAAACATTGGATACAACAGAGGGTTTTGGACTTATGAAAAAGATAAATAACGGCCTATTAATTTTGCTCTTTAGTGGTGTTGCTTATGGTGCCGATAACGAGGTGTACATTGAGCAGTCGGGCGCAACGGCCAATATTGACATAGAACAGCTAGGCACCAGTAACTTGATTGGTGGTTTAAGCTCAAGCGCAGGAAATCTAACTCCGCTTGATTTAGATGGCTCTAGTTTAACGCTTGACATTAATATGATAGGCAACACTAACAAATTCTTTGGCGACATCTATGCTGATAGCTTCACAGGGCTATATAATTTTGTAGGCTCAAGCAATCTTTTTACAATCCAAGTAGATCCAACCAATACTTACGGGGCTAATAGTTCAAATCAAAATGTTTCAGTCACGGGGGCAAGCAACACAATGACACTCAATCAAGGCACTACTGCTTTAGCGGCAACCCTTGATCTTGATTGGATTATACAAGGTTCAAACAACACCATTACCTCTTCAATAAATATTGATGGTGCTACCCAGTACATAGACATTGATGGTTCTGATAACACGTTAACATATACAGGTACAGGTGTGACTGCAAGCGCAGGAGGTTATTTCTATCTTGATCAAACAGGAGGTAGCCGAACATTTAATATACAACAACTGAGTACCCAAGATAATGACTGGCTTAAAATACTTTCTACTGGTTCTGGCGGTACTGTGTGTGTCATTCAAAACGATCAAGGTACAAGCCTCTCTTGCTAAGATAGGGGGGGTGTCTGAGGTATCTGGATACGCACAAATTAAAAGAGAACAAGCACCCCTTGTCGCAGACTTAAAGTTTGCCGTTCAGACCAACGATCAAGCAGTAACCGCGAATGGCAGGATGGCTATTACGTTTCTTGATGACTCAGTTGTAAAGCTTACAGAGCATTCACAGCTAACAATAGATAAGTACATATATGATCCTGACCCAAGCAAGTCTAAGATGGCTCTTACGTTTGGACTAGGAACTGCACGGTTTATAAGCGGTAAGCTAGGCCAGATAGATAAAAGAAATATAAAGTTAAGAACTCCTACGGCAGATATTGCAATTCGCGGCACGGACTTCACGGCCACAGTAGACGAATTAGGCCGCAGTCTGATTATACTCTTGCCCAATAAGTTTGGTGTATCAAGCGGAGAGATAGAAGTGTTAACAGCTACAGGCAGTGTGTTGTTGAACAAGCCCTACCAAGCAACAACGGTGTCGGTGTTTGAGTCAGCGCCCTCTAAGCCTGTAATACTAGACTTAACTCTAGACTTTATTGACAACATGCTTATTGTTACACCGCCAAAAGAAGAAGTAGTGGTCACTGAAGAAAGAGTTGCAAAGACAGCAAACATCCTAGACTTCAATGAGCTAGACATAGATTACCTAGACGAAGACTTTTTAGAAGATGACAGCCTTGAGTTTACTGAGCTAGATATAAATTTTCTAGATGTTAATTACCTTGAAGACTTGTTAAACATATTAGATGTGTTGGCTGTACAAGAAGAGAAGGATGGTTTAGCACAGGTTTCAGGCGTAACTATATCAGGAACATCTTTAGGTACAGACCCTGAAACACAGATAACTGCTCTTATAACAGGACAGATAATAAGCCTGATTAGAAACGTAAGTGAGTACACGCGATTAGATTTAGACACTACAGGGGGCTACACAGTGATACTGATTCAAGATGGGATCTCTAATACTGTGAAGATCAACGGAGGTGATTCTGTAATTAGAATTACGCAGGAAGGATAATGAAGAAAATAATTATAGGGCTTGTTGTTGCGCTTCTGTTTGTGGCCTTAGTGTATCAGCCCACACTGGTTGAGGTTATAAAGCTCAGAACCTTTGATGCCCTTGTTGAGACTGAGCAACCTACAGGTAACATAGTCCTGCTCAACTTGACAGAAGAAGATATACATAACGAGGGTGGTTGGCCGTTTCCCAGAGAAAGGTTGGCTGAGATCCACGTAGACCTACTGAATGCAGGGGCCGCGTCTGTTGCATGGGTTGCAGTCTTCAGTGAGCCAGACAGGTTTGGCGGTGATGGTATTTTTGCAAGAGCTTTGTCGTATTATCCTTCAGTAATTGCTATGTTTGAAACTGAGGGCTATAAAGAAATACCTCAAACAGAAGGCACAGTGATACTAGGTGATGACGTTGGCGGCATAGAAGCTACAGGAGTTACGCAAAACATTAAAGTCCTTAGAGACGTATCGTTGCAAGGGATAGTATCAGCGCCAGTGGATGTAGATAACTTAGTCAGACGTATGCCGCTACTAATGAGAAGTCCAGACGGTTGGATGGCAAGCTTCGGTACGCAGTTACTCAAGGCGGTTACAGGAACAAACACCTACGTTATTAAAACTAGCGTCAGTGGAATACAAGAGGTGCGCGTCAAGCAGTTAAACCCTATACCCACAGACAGATACGGCAGAGTATGGGTAAACTGGGTAGAGGCAGACAGCACTACCCTAGATAAGATGGATGTAGAAGGAAAGATGGTGATAGTAGGAACCACCGCTAAGGGGATACTTCCGCAGGTTGCTACTCCTAAAGGGCTGTTGTATCCGCACCAGATACAGGCGGCGTTAGTTGAAACTGTACTACACGCCTCCAATAAACGTATGCCCGCTATCCCGCCTATCGCTGTGTTTTGTGAGGCAGTGGTTTTTTTAGTAGGAGTGTTCTTAGTTTTTCTAGCTCTTAATTACTTAGGAGTCTATGCAGGTTTAATTCTATCTGTAGGTGTCATGTCTAGTACTGCACTGCTAGGAGTTTACCTGATACGAAACGGAATACTGATTGATGTTACATGGCCGCTGATCTCTGAGTTTGTAGTAGCTTCAACAACATTCTACCTCAACTACAAAGAACAGTACAAACTACGGCAACAGATCAAGAAGCAATTTGAGCATTACCTAGACCCACGACAGGTCAAACGCTTGCAAGATAACCCAGAGTTACTAAAGCTTGGGGGCGAGAAGAGGTACTGTACGTTCTTGTTCACAGATGTAAGAGGTTTCACAGCCCTATCAGAGAGCGTAACCCCAGAAGAAGTAACCTACATTATGAACAGAGCTTTGACGGCCCAACAATCAGCGGTTTCAAAATTTTCAGGCACAGTAGATAAATACATCGGAGACGCGATGATGGCTATCTTCGGAGCGCCACTAGACTTAGAAGGCCACGAAGACAAAGCCATAGAGTGTGCTAAACAAATAGCAATAAACATGGAAGAGTTGAACGTAGAGTTTGCGGCCAAGGGATTACCGCCCATCCAGATTGGGATAGGTATTAACAGCGGCGAGGCAATCATAGGTAACATGGGATCAGAGCAAAGGTTTGATTACACTGCTATCGGTGACGCAGTAAACATTGCGGCTAGGCTTGAGTCAGGTACTAAGGCGGCAGGTGTAGATGTGTTGATAGGGTTTAGCACTAGGAAAGGATCTAGTATTAAGCTAAAGCCACTGTCGCCGATTGAGGCTAAAGGGAAAGCAGAAAAACTAAAAGTATACACTA